AAACAAAAGGTGGCAGTAGACAAATTCAAGCTACCACATGGTACATAACCAGCTCAAAACACCCAGAGGACCTTTACAGTCGAGATCACTTCGACGCGGAAGAAAGGGTAGACCAACTTCTCCGCAGAATCACATCCATAACGGAAATACTTCCATCAGGATACGACGAGGACACGCCTCACGAGGTAGACGGGTAGACCGAAGTCGGGGATAGGTAATACTAGATCCCCGACTACTTGGGGCCGCTCCGCTGGGTCCAGGGGGAAAATTCCCCAAAAAAATGTTAGCCCAGTCAGGGCGGACTCAAAAAAATGTTAGCCCAGTCAGGGCGGACTCAGTCAGAGTTCACACATGTGAATAAGGCGTCCCATGAGACTACAGGCTGACCAACAGGTGCAGTACCATCATGAGAAACGTATATCAGAAGATAGTACCGATTGTAGAATGGAAGCTCATCGATAGACTTTGTGCGCCAAGAATTCGAAGCAGGAATACCTCCCGTAGGATTCGCAGTAGTGATAGGAAACTTGAGGTCTATATTCCACTGCCACTTTCGATACGTAGTAAAAGGGTTTCCGGCAACAGTAGGACCAGAACCTGTGCTTCCAACAGATGGAACAGAAAGCGTAATATACTTAGCCGCATGAACCTTGAAACGAGCAGAATTCAGACGACAATTAAATCCAACTCCACCCTGAATAAAATCTTCATCGACGTTAGCTGGTACCTGTGAACCAGGAGCCTGCCATCGAGGGGTCACGACGAAAATGTTGAAATACACAGTGTTATCAACAACAGGGCCTAACCAAGCACGCATATTCAACTGCATTCGCTTCACAAACGTATGAGACGAACGTTCTACAGTCTGATCCTGACGCAACACAGGCAACCATTGTGCTGGCTGCGCAAGTGCATAAGAGAACCACGTAAACCACGCAGGATTAGTCTCAGCAGCATACTTATAGTCAGTATACACCAAATGCTTTCGAGTAGAATGTTGAATCCGCTCTATAGCTCGGGTATTGGACATAATCTGCGCCCTCTGATTCCGGGCAGAAGGCTTCTGGAACCGAACACGGGCATAACGGTAGGAGACCCCACGGCGCCGCCTACCAGGCGCACGACGATCAGTACCGCGGAGACCGTTAGCACGACGAGAGCCAAGACCACCATATCTACGCCGGAATACCATTTCATAGTCGCATAGAAAATAAAGTCGACCACTATAGGCAAATTGACTAGAGTTGTCAAAGCTTAAAATGTTCCAGAGCATAAAATGCCGGTACAAACCAAGAAAACTTGGGACTACGCGGCGTTCCACAAAGACATGGACAAACTGATATCATGGCTGAAAGAACTCGAATGTACAAAGCACAAAGCAAGTCACGAGATATGCCCAAAGACAGGAAAACCACATATACAGGGCCAAATCACATTCCGAAGAGCGTACTCGTGGTGTGCGATACAAAAGATCTTCGACCCTATACACATAGAAGAAACGTTGTGTCCACAAGACGCAAACTACTGCATAAAATGGAATAGCACCCGTGTCATAGATATAGACAACAGAAAGCAAGGTCACCGTAAAGACATCATAGAAGCCAGAGACATCATCAAAGCCACAAACTCCATGTCCGAAGTAGTAGAGCATACCACAAGCTACCAAGCAGTAAGGATGGCTGAAATATGGCTCAAATACAAAGAACCGCCAAGACCGCTCATCAAACCAGAAGTACACTGGAGATGGGGAAAGACCGGTGTAGGCAAAACACGTCACATATACGAGTTACATGAGCCAGAAGAGATATTCCGACCATTAAGCTACAAATGGTGGGACGGATATGACGGACACAAAATAGTGCTCCTAGACGAACTGCGAGGGGACTGGTGCAAATTTGGGCAGCTACTCATACTGCTAGACAGATACCCGTACAGAGTCGAAACAAAAGGTGGCAGTAGACAAATTCAAGCTACCACATGGTACATAACCAGCTCAAAACACCCAGAGGACCTTTACAGTCGAGATCACTT